GGCCCATTGGACTAGACAAAGTGACCTAACGGTCTCTTAGTTTAACTCCGATGATGGAACTAGCAAAAGGGATCATCTCTGATGCCCTTGAGTAGAACGCTTCATCGCTGATAGGTAGCAACATAGCTTTAAGTAGCTATGGCCACTCACCAGCGTGAATTGTATCTACTCTTCTAGCTTTCCGCCTAAGTTCCAAGTACATTTCCTCTACTTCTGCGTAAGCAGATAGTTGGGGAATGTACCAGGGCTTAGAAGGCTAGTCGAATCCAAGTGCTTTGAGAGAGTTCTCAACATCTGGTTCAGTCTACCGCATGATACTAAGTTGGGCAACAAGACCAAGTGGTTTTGCTTTCCTTCTTTGTTCATCGGTAAAATTTTCCGGATTTGAGTCAGCGAAAAGCTCGACGACAACATTGACGAATATATTTCTACATTCGTCTTCTGTTAGATCGGGAAGCTGGATATTAAGCAACTTACTGAGTCTATTAAGATCAGTAACCGGCAGGATATCCTTCATTATTTTCATAATGGATTCACTGATTATAACTTTATCATGAATTGACTTAATCCATCTGGATGGTCTTTTCATGACATAGGAATAATACTCCTCAATCGCTTTTGGTATGCTGCAATTTAGAGTCCACCCTTTACTTTCACTCTCTAGAAACTAGTTTATAAGAGAATAATACCTCTTAGAACTTTCTTTCTAGGCGGTTATAGGAAAAGGTGTTATTTCTTGGCCCTTGTAGATCCATCTCTTTGCAAATTCACATATATCCGAAGATACATGAGTTTTTGTCATCGAGACATCCACACCGAGGCTTTGAATAACTCTAAGATACTCTAGTGCAACTTCCTTGTTGGCGATTACAATATCGTCTCCAAGGAGGGAGTACTTGAGATCTTTCCAAGAAATATTACATTTATTGCAGCAATAGTAAATCACATAGTGATGTGCTACTGCGAAAGTGGCCCAAGATGAGTAGGCTCCCATCGGATTACCAGTACCGTAAGAAATTTCTTCGGTATCGGATTTCCAAAATGGGAGACCAACCATAATTTGGTACCACGCATTAACGTAATATTCTGGGAATCTGCCTTTCTAGACTTCACAAATAAGTTGGATGGGAAATCTATCCGTAGCGGCCGTAAGGTCGATACTATAGAATATCTCTCCCCCTTTTAGTTTATCTAGAAAGCTACCTTGAGCAAATGTACAATCTTGGGGAATTCTCTTCAATACATTGGTAAACAACCATGTATGAAGAGGTCTCAGAGCAGTCTGGCTCCAGTAATCCTATATAGCTACAATCCTGGTCTTACCCTCCTTATCAGGGAAGGCGACTAGTTTTCGTAGTTTAGGGACTTTCTAGGTCAATTGATCTAGAGTTGGAAATCCAACATGGTACAGCTACTCTGAGATAAGACCCAGAGAGTCCATTACACCTCTCAATCTCTTTCCTCCAACTATACAAATAGGAGACAACTAACTGGACTTAAAGACCAGTTGGAAATCAACCTAACTATACCACAAAGCATGTCCATTTGGACCATTCTTAGTAGTATAATGGAATTTATTCCATTGTATGGATTTTGGGAGAGAAGGTAGACGTGAATAACCTAGAGAAGACCAGAAGCCCTTAATGTGAGAAAACATTTCATTACCTATCTCCTATTTTGGAGGGGCTGAAATTGTATCCCAATCAGGGTCAGCTGGTTTACGCTAAGATCGACTTACTGTCAAAACTGTAAGTATAACGGCCAGAATTCTGGGTGTCATACCAAGTTTGACAATAATAGGTCTTAGCTCTCTCGGACAACCATCAGCAGAGTATCTCACTCCATCCACTCTTTCTATTGAACCTGAAAGGTACTTTAGAAGAGCAAGACGGAGATTCTTAGAAAACCTTATTCCTTCATTTGGACCTCGGTTCATAAGAACCCGCTCTAGTTTGGACTAGAGAGGAAAGAACATCCTTGGGTTGCCGGGCCCTACAGGGTAAACCCTGTAGATCCAGATAATTACATTCTTGGAGAACGTAATCAGTCGTTGAAATTTATTTTGACGAACTGATATGTTTTTCATTTTTGTATTATGTGGTGGGCTGCATAGCCCCTCGTCAACTGTGATGTCAGTGAATGACTAACAACAAAGATGAAAGGGAACTCTCCTTAGCAGTACTCCGTAAGGAGACCTGAGTTAAACTGGGAAATCCCAGGGGGTCCTCAGGTTATGTCCTCTTACGAGG